TCCTTCGTTGGATACGTCTGCGTGAAGTTCCTTCCGTCCTTCATCCTTATCGCTCGTATCCCCTCCATTCGGTTTGCTGACATTGGTTTTCCGGGTATAACGATCTTCATATTTCCACTCCTCTAAATCCCAGGTTCGTTTCATATAGATGAGGTTACCAATCATAGTAAGCTGTTTTTCCCAGCCTCTACCATATAGTCTTTTCCATTCATCTATTACTACGTCCATACGATTATCATATGTTGTACCGGCTAAAGCTTTCTCAGCAGTCTTAATGCCATATCCTCTTTTAATTTTAGGTATGTCATCACCGGAATCTCCAATAAGAAGTTGGATACAGAAATTCATATCAGCTTGTTCGTCATCAACGAAGTACACCTCCTTCTTATTATAATTATAATGGTTACCCGCTACTTGATTTATGTCTTTATCAATATGCGCAATAACAAAATCTTCATCAGCTGCTCGTGCTTCATAAGCCCATATAGAAACAAGGTCGTCTGCTTCCATACCATCAGCAGGAACTGCTTGCCATTTGTCTGCTAGATATTCATACGCATGGTTAAGTCTATCTTTAAGACCTTGTTCTAACTCAACGTCTTTACGAGACGCTTTGTATCCATCATATAAATCATATCTAAAATTACCTTTACCTTTTATAGCGATATAGGTTTCGTCAGCAAAACAATCAGCAATAGAATCTTCAATTATCTTACGAGTAACTACTCTAGTCTCATGTTTACTGTCTTGAGTACAAGCAGCTTTAAACAGGATACTATCGGCGTCTATAAATAGTTTCATTATTTATCCCTTTATTTTTATCTCGTTTACGATTATACTTTTTCTTATTAGGCACGACTTGCTTAGCCTTTCTATTACGCAGCAAAGCTCGTGCTATGGGATTTATTAAACGAGGAAGTCTCATAGTAAATCTCCGGTTTGTTATTGTTTAATAAGGTTACATAGCTTGATAGATATAGAGGTTTCTTGGTGTCTACATCTATAAAGGTAGAGTACTTATACGGATTATAAGTAGCTCTTGTAAGAACTCCATGATACGCATTTGGTTCGGCTATTAAAGTTCCTCTTACAAAAGCATGGACATTCTTCTTACCTTCAGCAAGTACTCTAGCTCTGCCAGCAGGCTGCACAACAAACTGTGCATGCCTAATTCTAACTAGGTTTGAATGAAATATTACTCGGCCCGCATGGCGAACTGAAAAACATCTCTTATGTAGGTTGAAGTATACTTCTACTCTCATATTCATTAGTGTACCTCCGCATATGAGTTACCTATTACGTAATCACCACCATCCATACATTCAACACCAAATAGTTTTGGTGCTTCACGGAAGGATTCTTGTAGGATTTCTCCAACACGGTGAGAATCTTTATCACTTGCTATCCAAGCTTGTTCATCATGGTAGAATATAGCAGGATAAGCATCAAGCTTTTCCTCTTTAATCTTATTCATAGCATAACTCAAAGCAGATTTACAAGTGATACCTTCAGTGGTTTGTAGTAAATAGTTTAATACTTGATAATCAGATCGTGCATAGATCTTACGACCATCTAACCCTGGTATACAACCATACTGATTGAATACTCCACGTAGTTTGTTAACTAGTGATTCGAATCCAGGTAAATTCGCCATGAACTTTTGCCTAGCTTCTTTACCTTTAGGCGCGCTGCTAACCCCAGTAAGAGTTTGACCGAGCTTAGCGTCTCCAGCACCAAAGAGAATAGCGTATAGAAAAGACTTAGCGATGCTGCGGCTGCAACCAAGAACAGTAGCATTCCTTGCATGCTGATCCCCATTAACCACCAAGTTTGTGTAGGATTTATCTCCCACGTAATGACATAATCCACGCAGCTGATTCCCAGCACTATCCGCACCGACAACCCTATAACCGTGCTCAGCGATGAATAATTCCCTAAGCATCCTACCATACGGCGCATTAACGGCTGGAAGATTAACGATAACCTCATGACGGCATCTAAAAGAAGGAGTCCCAATAGTAAACATCCTTCCATGAAGACGATATTCCCCTGACTTATCATCTAACTCTATCCTTTCTAGCCATGATTCGATAGTGGCTTTACGGTTCTTAATAGTATAGTATCGATCAATTAACCTTCCCATTATACCTAGCTTAGCAAGAGAAGTTGAAGTTAACTTAGGACCTGTACGAACCCATTGTCCATACTGTCCCTTCTTTACATTCCAATCATCTGGTTTCCAACCAATACTGCTTAACCATTGTTTAACATTTTCCATATTACTAAGAGTTACTTTCTCTATCTTAGATCTTTGGAACTCTTCACCTGGTTTTATAGGTGGGTTATCGGATAAGGCATCTTCACCTATTACTTTCTTACCTAAATACTCGGATAGTATTCTAGCAGTAGTTGCTGTATAAAATCCAGCCTTAGTATACTTAGCAACCTTCGGTGCTTTATCTATAAATACTTCAGCTGTACCTAGTTTAGGTTCAATTATACGTTCTATCTTAAACATATGTCTAGACATAAGTCTAGTATTTTCTGTAGCTTTATGTAAATCAAACATCCAGCCTTTCTTTCTAACCATAGATTCGAATACAGCTACATCATGTTCGACTCTTAAGCCGGTCTTTATTAGTTCATTAGTTTCTACTGCTTTAGCTAACTCAGCTAATAAAACTTCATACACTTTTGTATTAAGTTCTACATCTTGAATACAATAGTCAACCATATGTGGGTCGTATGTCTTAAACCCATCAGCTGCCCATTCGGAGTTATCCATTTTATTAAAGCCCAAGTGTTTACCCCAACCACCAAGTCCATGCTTGTGAGGTCTATTAAACTGTAATACTTGAGACATAACCCACGTATCAATCAATGCAGTATTAGAAGATGGCTTCCAACCATATAATTTATCTAATCCCATTAAATCAAAGCCAATAATGTTATGACCTATTAGTGCATCAGCTTTAGACATAAGGTCTAAGCCTACTTCTATAGGTGTATCATCTGGTTGATCTGTATAGGTATATATCTTCTTTGTTACTACATCTTGGCACACAAGGACGTGACAGATAGTCATATCTTCTAAGAACCCATCTGTTTCTATATCAAATACAAGTTGCATAAGATTCCTTTCTAATTAAAAATATATTAAAAAAGCGCGACGAATGTCGCGCTTATTAAGATTACTTAAAGGTCTGAAGAATCTTCAAGTTCTTTCTTACATTCTTCAAGACGCTTTTTTAAGACGGCAATAGTTGTATCATAAACCATAACAACTTTTAAAGTATCTAAGTTCTTAGTGGTTGATGCATCACTAGCTTTAGCTTCTAACTCTTTAATCTCTAAATCTAAATGGTTTATGTGGTTCATTAATGTACTTCTATTCATCATGTTTTTGCCAAAGATCTGCATCATTTTTACTCTTTAAAAACATGTCGGTACTACCTGTGTTATCTTTATGATCTGGCTCAATCCAATCATCCGGTTTAATCATGTCGGGTAATCCAAGATCGTTAGGTCTAGACTCTTTTTGTCCTACTTCTTTAGCCATGTTAGCTCGGTGTACTCTGCTCCAAGCTTTATTAGCATCAACGCCAAGTATATCTAATGTACCAATAGCAATAACACATAGGTCTATTAAGCCATCAACAATGTCATCGGCATGTCGGTGTTTTATAGCTTCTTTAGTTTCGTTAAGTTCTTCTTCTAAAAATCTTATTCTAAAATCTAAAAACTCTTTTAAAGTATAGAAGTCTTGCTTATCTATTTTTCTAGATACCCATTCATGCACCCCAAATTTGAGGTGCATATTATAAATATCTTCTGACCAAGAAGTACGAGCATTTCCCCAATCGTTTAATCCCATATTAATTCCTTTCTATATGTTTAGTTGACATTAGTTTATCGTCTACGTATAGTCTAAATCTTCTAGTATTTTTATCGATTACTTCTTGTGTAACTCTTACGTTACCTATATGATGAGAGTTATGTCGACTGAAACCAACATTCAAATCAATGTCAGCCATGTCGGTAAATCCCATATCTTTTTTATTCGTGTTCATCCAAATCGGAAAGTGATGAGGCATACTATCTCCTATAAATAAAACTTTAAAATCCCGGATAGAAATATAAAGATCGCTATCCCATTAATAAATATTAAGGCTCGGTCATGCCATAACATTCCTACTATTAGCCAGCCGGTTACTCCTATTAGGTGAAGAACTATATTAAACGGTTCTAGTCCACCGATAGAAGTAAGCGACATAGCTATTAGTAGTATACAGCTTGACACCCACTTAATGTACCACGATTTGTCGTACTTAGGTGTTATTTTCATA